GTTTTGCGTGCCTCTGTGTAAGATTCAAAGGCCCGTTGGGGTCAAATATACCCAATCAGTTTTGTTAACAGTATTGCCTATTAACATGTGTTTTACTTTTGATTTTGTCCAGCCTAAATGTTTACTAAGTTCGTATGCGCTGCGTAGTATTTCGCCAGTTGTAGTGTTAATTACAGCCTTCCTAGGTATTCTGCCAAGGTTAACCGAGTGGTCTGTATTCATTTGTTTAGTACACCATTCGAGATTAGTATAATGATTATTAGTTCTGTCACAGTCTATATGATTAATACAGTCGTAGTTATTCGGGTTTGAAATAAAGTATTGTGCAACCAATCTGTGCACCTTTATACTCATCCTTATTTCTTTATGATTAGTTTTAAATTGTATATACCCTTTGTGCTTGCGCCCTATTAATACCTTGCCAGTTTTAATCTTTCTAACTCTGCCATAATCACTAACCTCGTAGTAAGGGTGCTCTGTTATTGTTTTCCATTGTTCCATATTGCAAATATAATTGAACCGGTTCAAAATAAAAAACTATTGGTGTCTCTCCTTTGCAGACTTTGAGGCATGGCAACTATTACACAATGGCTGTAAGTTTTCATTGTCCCAGAAGTTACCGCCTAATCTCACTGGCTTTATGTGGTCAACCATTTGCGCTAAGGTTATAAGCCCGACCTCTTCGCAGGCTTTGCATAGTGGCGAGTCTTGAAGTATTAAAGCCCTGACATTGCGCCATTGTTGGGTGTTATAACGCGGCTCTTTATAGCCTCCTTTGGTGTATTCTTTGCGGGCTTGTTTGCCGCGCTTAGACTGGTTAATACTAGGCATTGGTGTTCTCCTTGTATAGTGTTAATTGGCCTTCGAATGTCGTGGGAATTGTAACGCACTCGCCGTTTCTGTTCTTACCTATAATTAACTCAGCCTCTTCTATTACTGGCTTCTCCTCTTGGTAATATGCTGGGCGAAATGGGAATAGCACAGAGTCAGCGTCTTGCTCTATTGCACCTGACTCTCTTAGGTCGCTAAGTAGTGGGCGCTTGTCTTGGCGTGACTCACTGGCTCTACTTAACTGCGCTAGGATTATAACGGTAATGCTTAACTCCTTAGCCAATAGCTTTAGGTTTCTGCTAATCTCTGCCACCTCCTGCTCTCTGTTTTGCTTGGTTCCTTTCACTAATTGTATGTAGTCTATTACCAATAAGTCTAGCCCGTGCTTTCCTTTGTGCAGTTTAACCTTGGCTTTTATGTCTGCTATTGAGGTCTCGGCGTCGTCGTCTATGTAAAAGTTAATTGTTTGGCTGTTGGCAATGTTACAGAGTTTGTCTATGTCCTGCTCCTTTAGCGCTCCGTTACGCACCTTGTAGTTAGGTATATTGCCAATAAGCGAAAGGTAACGCTTTGCTAACTGCTCGTTACTCATTTCTAGGCTTAAGAAAAGGGCTTTGCCTCCAGTTGCTGCAAAGTCTTTTGTCAGGCTTAAGGCTAGGGCTGTTTTACCCATTGCTGGGCGTCCTGCTATTACGATTAAGTCCCCACCATTGTAGCCTCCTAGGTACTTGTCTAGGAATAGCCAGCCAGTAGGCTTACCAGTTAAGCGTTGCCCTTTCTGTATGTTTTCTACTATTTTGTCTACTACCTTATTGGTCTCGTTTACTATGCTGTTAGGCGCTTTAGCGCTGCTAAATTGTGTGCTGTCTAGTAGCTGCTGTACTTCCTGCATAAGTCCGTTAAGGTCTTTGGTTAAATTTAGATTGCCAAGGCGGTCTATAAACTGAGTGTGTAGGTAATTATACTCTAATTCTCGCAAATAAGGGCTAATAGAGGACTTGTAAGCAACTTTCTGCTGTATAGTAAGGGTTTCTATTAACTCAGCACCTTTTAACGCCTTAGAGAGCCTAATTATTTCAAAAGGCGTTCCCTCTAAGTAAAGGGCGGTCATGAAATTAATTAACTTTTGGTGCAAAGGCTTATTAAACCACTGCGGTTTAACTTTCGGTAGTTGGTGGTGAAACTCAGGGTAAAAGAGCAACTGGCTTATTATGTGTGTTTCGGTGTCCATGTTAAAATAGTGTTGTTTGTAGTTTGTATTCGTTAAAACGCTTTACACTTGCGTTAAAATAGTCGGTGTCTAATTCGTAGCCCGTAAAGTCGTAGCCTTCCATGTCGGCTGCTATACGGCTAGAGCCACTGCCTAAATGAGTGTCTAGTATTTTGTCTCCTTGCTTTGCGTAATTCTGCAGTAACCAGCGATAAAGTGCAACGGGTTTTTGTGTGGGGTGAAATCTTTGCTCTTGCCCTTGCGTGCGTTTTTTATATATTTGAGCAACTTTGTCAAAAGATGCCCAAGCATACTCGCACATGGCAAAACTGATGCCTTCTGGCTGACCCTTGTCCCAAATTATAAAACATTTATTTGCAGGCAAAGCAAAATAATTACCTCCCCAAATTATTTGCTCTTTAGAAATTCTAAAAAGTTGTTCAAAATACTTTTCATCAGGCACGCTCATGTCCCAATTACCATTTTTATTAGAATACCTTTTAAAACGACCCCCACTGTTTACAACTGAATTACCCAACCCATAAGGCGGGTCAACTATTGCCAACTCAAAATAATTGTCTGGGTAGCCTTTCATAGCATCTAGGCAGTCGGCGTTATATACTTTGCTTTCCATGTTAGTTGTAAATTAGTTTTAACGAGTGTGCCTTTCTAAACGCTGCCTGCTTGGTAGGGTGTTCGCTGTGTAGCTTTTGCTTTAGGTATACCCTCCAGACTTGTTTTGTGTTTACTATGGCCTTTACTATTCTTATGTCGTGGTTAATGTCTACGCTATTCGTCATTTAATGAGGCTTTAACGGGCTTAACTGTTGTTTGTGGTCCTTTGTCTTTGTAGTTGCTTTTCCAAGTCCTTACGGCGGCTTTCCAGTCCTTCATTTTGTTTTTACCTATTTGCCAGCCTTTGGCCTCGTAGAAGTTTACAAACTTTTCGCTCAAGTCGTCCATGCCTTGCTCTTGCATGTAGGCGTTAACCTCTAGGGCTGTTGGTGGGGTAAACCTTGCCGCCTTTTCTTTTATATTTTCTTTTATTATTACATTGTCATTAACATTAACATTAACATTGTCAGCTTTTTTGGGTTTTAAAAAAAAGGCTTGGGTTTTTTGGGTTTCCTCTAAAAAGGGTTGGGTTTTAGGTCTGCCTCCCTTTCTGCCGTTCTCTTTTTGCTTGTCTATATAGTGTTCGTACTTCTTTAAATCCCGCTTTAATTGGGTTTTAATAGACTCGAAGGCAATAGTTAAAAGCAAGTCGTCGCTCTCAGGGTCCTCGTCGTTTACATAAGCAAAAATGTGCTTAATTAGTTTGCCTGCCTGCTCGTCTGGTAGCATGTTAAAAACGCCCTGCTGGTCACAGTACAGAATAAATGATTTTTTGTCTTTAGCCATAAAATTAAAGCCCCACCAAAAAGCCGCGGGGGAGCGCAGGCCTTCTAGCAGGGCAAATTTCTTTTAACTTTTCGAGGTCTCCCCACCTCAGTTAACGCTACAAATATAGCAAAGTTTTTAACTTACCAAAGTCTTGGCCATAAGTTGCCCATGGTAGAACTCGAAGCCCTTGTTAAACCAGTTTTGATGTTCTCGCTTCTCAGCGTCTAGGCATTCGTTTTTTAGTTTTACTACGGCACTGACTAGGCCCTCGTCTGTTAATTCTTTACGGCCGTAAGCCATAAGCAACTCTAGCACCTTAAAGGCGTAGGTTTCAACTGGTGTTAAGTTTTCTGTTTTCATGTTGTTATTGTTTTATTGCATAAGTTACTTGGATGTCGTGGGCCTTCTCGCCTAGTATGGTCTGCTTAAATGCCTGTTTCATTGCCTTTACCCAGTTTGCCTGAGGGCTGCCTATTTGTGCAACAAACTGCTGCACTTCTGGGCGCTGAAAACTGCGGTCTGTGTGTTCTATTTCTATTGTAATAATAAAGGTTTTCATTGGTTACCTCCTTGTATTTTGTCACGCATCCAATCTGCACCTCTCATAAAATCATACCGCCTTTGATTTAATTCTTCTTTAATTGCTTCCTCCCATATTTCATAATGACTTGGTAGTTCGATGGGGGTTTGAGTTTTCAAAATGTCTTCAAAAGTTAAAATGTGTTCGTATAAATCGGAATCCCGACATACTTCGAGCATCTGCCTTACTTGTTCTTCTGTGTATAGTTTCATATTTTGTTTATTGTTGCTCATTGTTACCTCCTTGTAAGTTCTTTCGAAAATAGATTTCTCAACTAACCATCGTTCACCATCTATACCCACACATAGATACTCTCTTCCAAATCCATGACTTAGGTGTTTTTGATTCTCCAATGTGGAAACATATGGT